CGAGGTGATAGACAAACGATACGAAAACGCGGTCAAGCTCCTTGTCAAGATCTCCGACGGCAAGGTTCAACTGGTGGAGGCCGACGGGGATGCCGTCGTCGAGGAAGGCGGGCCCCAGGCCAGCAAGACTGTGGATGATCGGGTTTTTTCGGACGATAAACTGGGGAATTACTGACCCACCGCGATGTCAAAATACGATTGTGGCCACCCCGCGATAGCGCGGGTGATGCCGTGAAAGGCTTTTATTATGCAACAAGGAATCGCACTAAGCATATTGATTGTCGACAATAAGCCAAGCCCATGTCTATGCCGGATTGAGGGCACGACCAAGATCATCTGCGAGTTCTGCGCCCAGGCGAACCTGATTGTCTGGGAACGGGAGGAGGCGCGGGGCCCAAAGCTCCGGCCCAGCAGGCTCTTAAATAGCCTCAGAAAGCTCAAACAAGAGCGCGCAGCCGAGGTATTGGGGGTAAGTGACCGGCAAGTGCGTAACATATTGAAATCAAACACAATACCCCCCAAACATGCCCAGCGGTTCTATCGGAACTACGGGAAAGGGGTATCAGGGTGAGGGGTGGCGAAAATCGGTTCCGCTTTTGGGGGGTTAAGTTATTGAAATCATTAGAACGGATATCTTGAAAAACAAGAGGTTTGAGAGTTGCTAAGTTTAAGGCTTGATGCGCAGGGGGCGGCAAAGGGATTACAGGCCATCGGGGGGCGGTATGGCGGCAGGATGAAGGACCTCACCCCGGCGACCAAGGACATGGGGGAGCGCATGCGCTTCTCTATCGAGGAGAACTTCCGGCAATCGGGCCGCCCCACCCGCTGGAAGCCCTGGGCTTTCTCCACGGCCTTGCGCAGGGCCTACGACAAAGAGGGCAAGCCCGCCGGCCGGCTGGGCGGGGTGCTCGTGCGGAAAGGCATCCTTAAAAATTCCATCACCTACGTGGCAGACAGCAGCGGGCTCACTGTGGGTACCAATATAATCTATGGAAGGATCCACCAGCTCGGCGGCATGGCAGGCAGGGGCCGCAAGGTGCCGATCCCGGCGAGGCCGTTCCTCGTGGGGCAGGAATCGGACCTGGAATATTTCCAGCAGAGGATTTTAGAACATGTCTCCGGGGCATAGGGCGCCCACGCTGGCGCTCCCCAACCTTTCAGATTTTTAAGGTGGGGATGTCACAGGGTGACAGGGGTGACCCGGTAAGAGAAGGCGGAAGGTGGGGCAATGTATACGATAGAGACGATACAAGATGCCATCGTGGCCGCTCTCCAAGGAAAAGCAGAGCTGGCAGCCGCATGCCGAAAAATCGATCCATATCACGGCGCGGTGGATGACATCATCGAGGAAGCGGGGCGGGGCAAAGATATCCTCATTGCCCAGGTGCCGGCAATCTATGTGCTCTACGGCGGCTCGCGCTTCCCGGGGATGCTCACTACGAGCTCGTATGACGACAACCAGACCTACACCATCGTCACTATTGCCAAGGACCTCCGGGGCAGGGCTGCCGGCAAGGCGGGGATCTACCCCCTGATCGAGCTGGAGAAGGAAGTCCTCATCCACAACAATCTCGGACTGCAGATCCAGCCGCTCTTCCCCGTCAGCATCGCGCCGATCTGGCTGTCCAAGGTGGTGAGCATTTACGGCTTCGACGTGGGGACGTTTTTTGATATCCAGAAATGAGGTGCAAAAATGGGATACAGACTCAAACAAAATTATGAGCCCTTCACCGTGACGGATGGGGAATTTGCAGGCAAGACATTCGACCATGCAACGGAATATGAGACCATTCCCCCGGAGGAAAAAGAAAAATTTAGAGAAGTCCCGCCTTCGGCGGGATCCCCACAGTCGAAGAAAATAAATGGTGGGGGAGGGAAATTTGAAGAGATCGGCAAAACGGAAGAAAGTCCCACTCCTAAATTTAAGAAATCAAAAAAGGTGGGATCCCGCGAAGCGGGGGAGGAAGATTTAAATGTCGATTAGAAACACAATGGCCACGTACAATCTGCTGGCTGTCTCGGCAGCCTTGCGGGAGAGCGCCATCAATGTCGAGCAGACGCTCGACGCCTGCATGCTGGTGGCGATGGCCGATATCATCAACCTCAACCCGCGCAGGGAGAGCAACGCCGACGAGGCCATCGGCAAAGAGGAGCCCGACAGCATCTACGACCTCGGCGGGCTGGCCGAGGGTACCCTTAACTTCAGCAAGGCCCAGCCGCAGCACTTCGCCCTTGTCCTGGCGTATGCCCTGGGCCAGTGCTCGAGCGTCGCAGCCGGAAGCGCCGGCTACAAGCACACGATCACCCCGATCACCTTCGATCTCGACGCCGCCCGGAGCAATCCGAGTTTTACCGCGGCCATGCGCTACGGCAACCAGGTGCTCAGGCGCCGCTTTGCCTCGATGTTCGTGGATTCCTTCGCGGCGACCTTTGCCAAGGACGAGTGGGCCAAGATCTCTGCGGCAATCAAGGGGTCGGGCAAGGTTACCACGAACGTCTATGAGGAGACCATCTCGGCCCTGGACAACGCCACGTCCCTGACCCTGGCGACCAACGGGGTGCAGGGGGCGGATGCGGCCACGAGGCTCTCCAACGTGCAGCGGATCATCGCCGAGTATCCATCCGGGACCTGGGTTGAGGTGGCATATTCGGTGGTATCGGGCGCGACGCCGGCAGTGATCACCATCACGTCGGTCGGCGGCAGCGGCGCGAGCATCAACTACAAGGTCCTCTATATCCCCACCGAGAGCGGCTGGATGACCTTCCCCTCGCGAGTCAACGAGACGCCGATGAGGGTGGTGCAGCTCCTGGTCAATATCGGCGGCAAGTGGAACGGTTCGGCGATCGCCGGCGGGCATCAGCTCGCCGCGGAGCTCAAGAGCCTGGAGTGGAGTTTTAAAAACGGCATCGCTCCGGAGTTCGCCCCGGGATCCGGCAACCTCTATTACGCCTCCCGCGCTATCCGCACCGGCAGGGAGCAGTCGCTCTCCCTCGGCAGGGAGTTCCGCGATTACTGCTATCAGCAGCATATCGATCTCAACGATACCTTCGTGGTCTATATGATCGCGGAGGGCGCGGAATACGAGGCGGGCCATAAGTACACCCTCGAGGTGGTCTTCCCCAAGGTGGCGGTGATGACCGCACCCATCGGGGTGGACGGCAAGCGGCTCTCCGAGGCCCTCACGCTGCAGGTCCTCGAGGATGATACGTACGGCAGCGTCGTGGCGTATGTGAAGAACAAGCAGGTCAAATACGCAGCTGCGGCGTAAACGGTAAATGAGTGAATGGGTGAATGAGTGGGACGGGGCATTTCCCCATCTACTCATCTACCCATCTACCCGCAAAAAAGGAGGCTTTTAAAATGCGCATTACCGCACCAGGCGTCAGAAACGAGCTCGTGATCAACGATTCGATCTCCGGGACGCAGATTATCCTCTATTACCGGGTCCCCACCACCCAGGAGCGCATCCGCTACAGCCAGTCGCTCTTCCGCAGGGAGCGCAACAAGATCGTCTACTCCGTGGCCGAGGGGCGGCAGCATTGGGGCAAAGAACTCCTGGTGGGATTCAGGGAGGGTGATTTTGCCGTGGAGGATAAGAAGGGCAAGGCCGTGCCCTATTCCAGCGACCCAGAGAACAAGCAGTACCGCGAAGATTGGAAGGAACTGGTCTGCACCTATGCCCCGGACCTGGTGGAGTTTTTGGCCCTGACGGTCTTTGAAGGGGCCACCAGGGGCGTCAACCTCGATCTCGTGCTCGGAGAGGAGGCTGCTGGCACAGGGGCCATCTCCGACGGCGAGGCCGATGAAAAAAAATAATCGAGGATATCCGCGCCCTGTACCGGGGCGAGGTCTGCTCCGAGACGGAGGCGGCGCAATGCGAACTCGAGATCTCGGACCTGGCATGGGCCTGCGACAACTGTAAAAAGCGCCCCCCGGACGAGATCTCGCCCTGGGCGTGGCACCTGCTGGAGCTGCGGCGGCTGCAGCAGGGCGGATATCCCTTTGAAGCCGACGACCTCTCTCTCGAGGAGTGGAAAGATTTAGGAATGGTTAATGAAATAATTGCGGCGCTGGAAAAAGAAAACGTCGCAGGATTATTTAAATTATAGAACCGAGCAGGTTAAGAAAAAGGAGCGAAACATGGAAGTCAGGTGCGGAAAGATCGTGCTTGAGCTTACGCGGCAGGAGGCAAAACTGCTTTCATTTTATTTATGCAGAAGCTATCTAAAAACGGGCGAAATGGAGGTGTCCAATCTTGTAGCTGAGGAGGCACTTGCCGGCAATACGCTGGCAAGGAATGCGGTTGCAACTCGTAACGAGGTAATGAGGTTGTTAGGTAATATCTGATTTTTTGAGGGGTAAAATTTATGCGACATTTGGCATTGTGGTTCTATAACCAAGCTCAAAATGAAGCCGGGCATCACATGAACGTCCATTGCGGATTTGCAACCGGCAAGTTTAGGGCTGCATCTCCTCCGGAAAATGAACACCCCCGCCACCCCCGCTATGTGGAGACCGCCTTCTTTGAGGGGGATCCTCCGATGAAAATTACGAGATGGACCATAACGCTCGAAGGAATTTGGTGCACAAATTAAATGGGAAACAGTAACACCATAGAACTTCGCCTGACAGTCAAGGACGACGGCTCGGTCGTAATTAAACAATTTGCGGGCCAGGGCGTTAAAAACCTCCAGCAGATAGAGAAACAGTCAGAATCCATGACCAGCAAGATGGGTTCTGGGTTATCCGCTCTGCGTGCGCACTGGCTCGCCTTCACCGCGGTAACCGCCGGGGCGGTGATTGTAATGAAAGAATCTATCAAGGCCGCCGCCGATCTCGAAGAAGTACAGACGAGATTCAACATCATCTTCCGTAGCCAAATCGATCTAGCCAAAAAATGGGCGACCTCCCTGCAAGAAGGATATTTTTTATCCGAGCGCGAGGCCAAACAATATCTCTCATCCGTAAATAATCTGCTCATTTCGATGGGGTATGCAACCGATCAGGCCGGAAAATTTTCTCTGGAGATCGTCAAGCTCGCCGCCGATATGGGTACTTTTTATAGTCTTCCCGCCGCTGACGTAATGAGAGACATTGAATCCGCTCTGGTCGGAAATTATCGGGCGATGAAGGACTATGGAATCGTGCTTAATGACGCCATTGTCGACGAGTATGCCCTGACAATGGGCCTGGCTAAAAACAAAGACGAACTCTCCACGGGTCAGCGCGCCTGGGCTGCGTATAACATCATCATACGGAATGCAGAAAAGGCCATCGGAGCAACATCGCGCGAGACCGGCGGATATTCCAGCCAGATAAAGCAATTCCAAACGAATGTCGAAAATTTAAAAGTGGCATTGGGCGAAGGGTTGCTCCCTGCGTTGACTAACATCGTCAAGCAGGTAAATGAGTGGATCAAGGCCAACGATACGCTGATCAATCAAAAGATGCCGGCCTTTATAAAGGGAATGGGAGGGGCACTGACCGAAACAACGGAAGAAAAATTTATCCGGCAGATTGATAATTACGAAAAATTACTGGCCCAAGCCCAAAAGCACGTAGGCAAACAGGATATTTTTGAAAAGCTATTTGGCATCGATACCACCAAGTCGGATCTGCGGTACGTCGAGGAATTAACTGCTAAACTAAACAAACTATATCAAGACTATTGGGCATGGGAAGAAAAAACATCGCATCCGGCCGCACCTGCAGCCCCTCCCGGGGATCTCGGCATAAAGCCGCCCAAGATCGGCATTACGCCCCAGTTTAGAGAAGATTATAAAAAACTCCACGAACAGATTACCTCTCGAATCGAGGAACTTTCCCTCGACGAGAAGAATTTTAAGATCTGGCAGCTCAACGAGTGGTATCAGGAATCCGTCAAGACCTACCAGGCAGCCGGCAAAGAGACCGTCGCCCTCACGCAGCTCTATTGGCTGGAGCGGGCCGAGATCGATCGCGAGTACACGGAAAAGCTCAGGCAGGAAGAGGAAAAGCGCGCGCAGGAGGCGGCGCAGTACGCCGAGCAGTGGCGCAGCCTGGAACATGCGATTTCTTCCGACCTCATGTCCGAGTCCGAGCGGCGCAAGGCAGCCATCGTATGGGAATTTGAGGACCGCGCGGCCCAGCTCGACCTCTTCCTAAAAAAGGGGATCCTCACCGAGGAGACCTATACCCAGGCGATGATCGATGCGACTGACGCACGCGAAAAGCTCCTCAAAGAAGCGGAGAAACAGCACGACAGTTTTGTAGATGATTTAAAAGATGCCTTTACCGGCTGGGCGAGCAATATGTCTTCGACCCTCAATGATGTGCTCTGGGATTCAAATAGCACGTTTGGGGATATCGCCACGTCATTCGGCAAGATGATTACGCAGATGATCATCCAGACCCAGATCCTCAAGCCGTTGATGAAAGAACTATTCGGTGGCGAGGGTGAAAGCGGAGGAGGCTGGTTTGGTAGTCTTTTTAGTGGTGGAGGCGGCAATGAAGCGCCCCTCAGCGGCATGGGCGGCATGGGTGGTATCGGCGGGATATTGACCGGGCTTATCGGCAGTATTTTCGCCCGGGGCGGCGTCATGTATCGAGGCCGGATTTATCCTATGGCCGGCGGCGCCGTCATCACCGGCCCCACCATCTTCCCGATGGCCGAAGGTTACGGCTTAATGGGCGAGAAGGGCTTTGAGGCGGTGATGCCGCTTGCCCGCACACCCTCCGGAGATCTCGGAGTGAAGACCTCGGGCGAAGGCGGCAGGCGGACCGTTGTAAACGGCCCGATGGTGCAGTTTAACATCACCACCCCGGATGCTGATTCCTTCCGCCGCACCCAGGGGCAGATCATGGCCGAGGCCGCCCTGGCCGTGCAGAGGGGAATGAGAAACAACTAACAATCTACCACGGAGATGCACGGAAAATATTCACGGATTTCGTGGATAAAAAGGAATAAAGATGTCCTTGGAAGGGTTTCATGATGTACTTTTTCCTCCCGGCATCAGCTACGGCTCCCGCGGCGGCCCCGGGTTTAAGACCACGGTGCTGGTGCTTGGCGGCGGGCAAGAGCAGCGTAACATCGACTGGGAAAAATCCCGCGCAAAATACAACATTGCCTACGGCCTCCGGAGCCAAGCGGACATCAACCAGCTGCGCGACTTCTTTTATTGCCGCCGGGGCAAGGGCTACACCTTCCCGTATAAAGACTGGCGGGATTATAACGTCACCGGCCAGGCAATCGGCACCGGCAACAACTCGACCAAGACCTTCCATCTCAAAAAGACCTACACTGATGGCACCTATACTTACGACCGCCTCAACATCCTGCCGGTAGCCAATACCGTCAAGATTTACTTCGACAGCGTAGAACAAGAGACCGGCTGGACTGTGGACCGCGAGACCGCGATTGTCACCTTCACCGATGCGCCGGCAGAGGGCGTGGTAATCACCGCGGACTTCGAGTTCCATGTGCCGCTACATTTTGATATTGACGAGTTGCCACAGACGATAGAAATTGCGCTCCACGGTCAAAATCCCGACATCCCCTTGATTGAAGATAGGATTATTCTTTGAGAAATATTAATGACGTCTTCCACCTTTCAGATGAAGATATTAAGGAGATGATGCCACTGATGTTTCCCAGTTTAATAATAAGGGCAATGGAATTATGAGAAACATCAGTGACAACTTCAAAAATCTTTCTCTCGCCGCCAGGGTAACCACCCTGGCGCAGTTGTGGAAGATCACGCGCAGGGACGGCGAGATCTTCGGCTTCACGGACCATGATCGCGATATCGTCTACGGTGGCGTCACCTACCAGGCAGCCAAAGGGCACCTGCCTTCGGCTATCGCCAATGCCGGCAACCTGGCTGTGGACAACCTCGACGTCGCCACCATGCTCGACGCTGAGTTCTTTACCGAGGAGGATGTCATGGCCGGGGTCTGGGATAACGCCGTGATCGATCTTTATCAAATTGATTACGAGCACCAGGAGCGCGGGGTGATGATCCTGGCCAGCGGCTGGAAGACCGGAAATTTCACCGTCAAAGATCACGAATTTGCCGCCGAGATCCGCTCCAAGACCCAGGCCCTGCAGCAGGTGATTGTGGAGCTCACCTCTCCGGAGTGCCGGGCCTCGCTCGGAGATAGTAGATGCAAAATCGCCCTGCAATCAGATCTCTGGTCCGCCGAGGAGGCTATAACTCTCGGCGAGATGCGCCGGGCGACGACCTATGACGGCAAGCGCTATGTCTGCATCGTTCCCGGCACTACCGGAGCTACGGAGCCGGAATGGGACGATACCCCCGGCGAAGAGACGGTGGATGGAGAGGTCACCTGGCTCTGCTGTGACCTCCTGGAAGTTGACCCCTGGCAAGCCGAGACTGCAGCTGCCCTGGGCGAGATCTGCCGGTCCACGTCCTATGACTACCGCCAATATGTCTGTATCGATGCCGGTACTACCGGCGCCTCGGAACCGGAGTGGGATCCCACGCCGGGGGAAGAGACCGTGGACGGTACCGTTACCTGGCTCTGCTTGGCTGCCTGGCACAAGGAAGGGGCAGTTACCGGCGTTACGGACCGCCGGATCTTCGAGGCCGTCTCCCTGGCAGATGCGGACGATGCCTTTAACTATGGCGTGCTGCTCT